ACTGGCGTATCTGCGTCATGGAAGGCACGAACAACCGCACCGTGGTAGAGGAAATCGCCCACGGCGAGTGCAAGTGTACCAACCTGCAGATTCAGGCACAGAACAAGCAGAACGCCCAATACAACTACACGCTGAACGGCTACGGCCCCATCGTGCCAGGCACAGGCACCAAGTCCGTTTCCAAGACCAGCGGCGATAAGTAAACACGGAGGGCGGCGCGACCGTCCTCCGCTGTTAAGTATGCTGCAATGCCATTGCAGCCCAAATTCAAACCCCAAGCAACTATGAACAAGATTGAAACAATAACCCTGTGCGGCAAGAAGGTGAAAATCATGTACTGCGCCGCCACCGAGACCGGCTACGAGATTGTAGCCGAAAAATCCTCACAAGTTTTCCTGCCCACCATCATTGAGCGCGACGAGAACGGCAAAGTCACCAAGGCAGAACCGCCAGCCGCCACACTTGACGATTACATCAAGCTGGCACTGGCTGGCATCATTGCCGCCTACGAGAGCGAAGACAAGAAACCACCCGTCACAAGCAAGGACATCCTCTATCATGCAACGTCCGAGGAGGTAACCAACCTTGTCGGCACCATCGGCAAACTGCGTAAAGAGTGGTACAACGTGCCCGACGTGGTGGCATCCGAGCAACAGCAACCCGCAACCGACAAAGGCGAAAGCCCAAAAAACTGAGCACCGCCCACGACATGTTCCAGATGTTCGTGGGCGAGATAGGCATCAATTATCACGACTACCTCTATCGGCTCACCTACTGTCAGATATTGCTCATCAGTCGCGGCTATCACAACCGCCATCATGCAGGGTGGGAGCAAGCCCGACTGGTAGCCTACAACGCCCGCTTCTGCATGGGCTCGAAAGACCCCATCCCGCTTGTCACCGAATGGATCAAGTTCCCATGGGAGCAGACACCCGCCACGCCCATCAGTCAGGAAGACATCGACGAATTGCAGGCCGAGATGGACGCTATCAATGCCGGTAATGCAGAGGTAAACCCATAACCCCATTAAGCCCGTTTAGTGAGAACGCCCACTAATCGGGCTTCATTGTGTAACTATGCCAGACATAAGCGGACAATTCCAAGTGGACGGGCTGGTCAAGCAGCGCAAGGAACTGGAGCAGATGCTCTCCAGCAACCCAGACATGGAAAAGCGGTTGCAGAAGGTCATCCGCAAGGTGCTCATGCAGGCACGCAAGACCGTCATGGACAGCATCGAGTTCAAGCACGGCGACCCTCGTCAGGCTCGCAAAGCCGTGAAGACTGCCGTCTATCGCCGCATCCTCGGTGGTTCCGTCTCACTGTTGAACAAGCGAAGGGCAGGAGCCGCTGGCAGTTACGAACCACCCCGCAAGGGAAGCACAGGACGCGGAGGCAACCGTCGCCCCAGGTCACGCGACACACAGCGCATGATGGGCTATCAGGGCAGCGATAGAGCATTTATACTTCGATTCCTAAATCAGGGCACGGCAGGGCGAAACATCGAGAACTTCGCCACCAACCCGAAGCGTGATGATTGGCCGTCGGTGTCCAAGTGGAGCAAGCACCCGAACACCGGCAATCGCGGCAGCATAGCCGCCCGCAATTTCTTCTCGACCAGCAGCCACCAAGCCTTGCAACAGGCAGCCGCAGAACTCGACAAGCTGATAGACGACATGATAAGTAAAGAATTTGGTAATTAGTATAGTATGGCAGACATTATATCAAGGCTGAAGTTGGAATCGGGCGAGTTTGATAGCAAGATCAAACGCGCCGGACAGGAACTCATGGCATATTCCGAACATTGCCGCAAGACGGGGCTCCAGATGGGTTTCGCCAACAAGGACGCACGTGACTTCGCCCAGTCATTAGGCAACATGCAGACCACCAGCACGACGGCTCGCGGCAAGATTAACGAGTTGTCGGATGCGTTCGTCAACCTCCGCGTAATGTATAAGAACATGACCGACGAGGAGAAAAACAACCAGTTCGGCAAGAACCTCGCCGCCAGTCTCGACCAACTGAAGACCCGCATCATGGACGCGAAGAAAGACCTCGCCGACGTGACAGCCGAACTGAACGGCACATCGTCAGGAGGCAAGGGCGGATTCCTGTCAGGCAGTGGTATGTCGGGAATGTTTCAAGTGTTCGGCGGTAACCTGATGACGAAAGGTGCCGGAATGCTGGCAAACTTCGCCAGCGAGATGGGCGATATGGTGCAGCAGGGTATTCAGATGGCCCAGCAGGGAGAGGGCATCCGCATTGCTTTCGAGCGACTGAACCGACCTGATATTCTTGATAATCTACGCGAGGCCACCCACGGCACCGTGACCGACCTGGAACTGATGAAGCAAGCCGTAAAATTCAATGACTTCAAACTGCCACTCGACCAGATGGGAACTCTGCTCGCCTTCGCCCAGCAGAAAGCCAAGGACACGGGGCAGTCAGTCGATTACATGGTGGACTCCATCGTGACAGGACTCGGAAGACAGTCATTAATGATACTCGACAACCTCGGACTATCGGCATCTCAAATCAAGGAGCGCATGGCCGAGACGGGTGACATGACCACTGCTGTTGCCGATATTATCCGCGAACAGATGTCAGCAGCAGGTGACTATGTGGAGACAGCCGCCGACCGCGCTACTCAGGCAGATGTCGAACTGAAGAATGCAATGGAAGAACTGGGACGCACGCTGCTGCCGTTACAGCAGGAGGGTGCAAGTGTCTTTACGGGCATAGAAACAGCAGCCATCAGTGCACTCAACAGCGGAATAGCACCTCTCATTCCTAAGATTGTCGAACTGAAAAACGGCATTTCCGAACTATACATAAGCGTTTCTGAAAGCTCTGTTTTTAAAGGCCTGGTTAATTGGATGGAAGCAGGAATTGATGCAACAATCAGATGGATTCCTTTATTGAACACCCTCCGCGGACTGATGCAAGAAAATGCAGCAGGAGCAGGCGCAAGCGTAGGAGGAGCCATTGCTGCAGGCATACCAGATGCCCAGGAAGTCAAAAATATCGGCGAAGTGGTAGTAACTGGCAATGCCCCGAAAGGCACCACCCGCCGCACGGGAGGCTCCCGCACGCCGAAGCAGTCAATAGATGACACGCTCCTATCATCCTTCAACAAAGCCGACCTGGGCATCAACCCCGACAGTCTGCGTGACACGAGCACAGGTCCTTCAAAACTTTGGGAAATGATGCGACAAGAGCATTATGACAACCTAAAGCCTGAGCAGCGCATGAGCCGTGCAGACTTTGAGGAGGGGCAATCCCGTGCCAGAGAGCATATTGAAAACACGGAAGACCCCTTTAAGTATGAAAAGAAGCAACTGGCAAAGATGGACGCTATTGCCGGCAACATCGGCAACATCACTTCAGGACTGGCTAAGATGGGTATCGAGTTACCTGAAGGCATAACGGAAATGGTAGAAGGAATCCAAACAGTCATCAGCATTATATCGTCGATCATGACGCTGGTGACTCTCATTTCGTCGATACAATCCGTAAAATCCATCCCAATCATCGGTTGGGCACTGGCCAATGGTGGTATAGCAGGTGGATTGGGAGGAAGACGCCTAATACATGCCGCAGGAGGAACCGTCGTAGGCAACACCTACAGTGGTGACCAGATACCCGCCATGTTAAATGCAGGCGAAGTTGTTCTCTCGAAAGCGCAAGCCGGCGTTATAGCCAGCGACCTCCAGGGCGGCGGCATGCAGAATATGAATCTTCAAGCCGTTGTGACGGGCGAGCAGTTGCGATTCATATTGAACACCAACAGCCGTCGTCGCGGTAAAGGCGAATATGTAACTTCAACACATCAGTAATATGGCAATTCCATCAAGAGGCATACGTTGGCAAATTAAATTCAAATCGCAGAAAGGTTACAACTGTGAAGTGAACATCTATTTAGAGGGATTTACTGGAACCCCCTCTCGATTGACAGGTGGTGACGTACCCGTATATTTCGAGGAAGACGACACAGACAACTTGCTGAAGGTCGTGCGTGTCAAGACCGGTTACATCTCATTTATTGAAGAGACATACGGCCAATGGTCAGCCGTATTCCCGAGCACCAACCTTGACCGCTATGTCGAGGTATTGTACAATTCGCAGATAGTGTTCCGAGGATTCCTGCAGGCTCAAACCTTTGAGAATAATTGGGAGTCGGGACCGCGAGAGATACAGATACCTATTATTTCGACATTGGGTGTCACCCAGTCGGTACACTTCAATCCGACGGAATTGGGTTATGAAACCCTGAGTACCGGACAGGTGCTGTGGCATGTGATGTCGGAATTGACCGTTCCATTCTCTGATGTCATATTCCCAGACACTTATGGTACCGACTCACAAGGTAACACCATCCCCAGCGTGACATTTATGGAGCACTTACGAACGCTGAATATCTGTCCGTACAATGATATGTATGATAGACAGGAGCACAGTACTCAGGCCACCGATCTATACAATCCGTGCACGCTGTACGATTTCCTGCAAGGTATCTGCAACGCTTACGGATGGATATTACACGAGTGGGAAGGAAACTTTGTGTTCGTGAAGCACGACCACACCGGCAATTACAGGAAGAAATCGTTAGCAACCATCGGCAGTGACGACAGCTACACCACCATCACACCGTCTGCTCTGAATCTTGGCGATTACATCACCATCAACAGCGACCAGAACACCGTATCGACCATTTTGCCTGTATGCCGAATAGAGATGAATTATGGTACAAAGACCATAGACCACGGAGATATGGACTTCGACCGCTGTGCAGCATACATCCGGTATTGGAATACAAACGGTCGTTTGTATTACTTCCTCACTCCGATGAGCAACGAGTTCGGTGGTAACCTGTTGCAAACGATGTCCAATATAGCATGGTACACAGGAGGCAGACGGTTGCAAAACGATGGCTGCTATATTGCTTTCATATCGCAACAGACAGGAGACGTAAACTCAGACTGGGAAGAGGTAGGAAAAGGTATTCTGGTGCAATGGAGTACCAGCTGGGCACAACATACAAAACTATTCTGGGTACGTCTGCCATATCCGGCTATGAATCCGAGCGTGAAAGTTCTTAACCCATCAGGTTCAGTGACAAGGACCGTCACCTACAAAATCGAACTGGAACTGGCATGGGCAGAAAGTTATTATTCGGACTATGCTGACGAATATTTCCGCTCTGACAATCACGGAGACTTCACCATCGACGTAGCTATTTACAACAACGAAGGGAAGTATCTGGACGAGTACGGAGACTGGGTTACTGCTGAGACATACAGGACGCTGACAATCGACGGTAGTAATGGCAAAATCAAGCTGACAAGCCGCCACGTCAATGATTTCAAAATCAATGGACCCATCCAGGCTGACTCTCTATTCATTGCCTTCCGCACTGATTCGAACGATAACCTGGGCGACCATAAACCGATACTCTTCAAGAAAATCAGCTGGGAGCCACAGACCATCAGAGTATTCCAAGAACTGTTCGAGCGTCCAGTTGACAAACATTTCGACGTGAACAATGGTTCAAACAAGACCGTCAGTGTTGAACAGTTCCTTACACCATATCGACACAGTGAGAACTTGATAGGCGACGATGTTGTGGATGCAAAGTTCACGGAATATCCGTACATGTTCACAGCCCAACAAGAGATGAAGATTGACAGCAGGCATGATTTGCCGGAGAACTTCTATTTGAGACCTTATACATACGACGGTCGAAACGATTGGAAAATATTAGCCATCGGTTTTTCACCACGTAACGACGAATATACTTTAACTCTTCATACTTTTTAGATTATGATGAACGGAAAAGAAATAATCATACTGAAGAACGGGCAGGCCATTGCAGCCACCAAGAGTGATGAAATACAAGTGGGATGTGAAACCATTCCCATCAGTTCACCCAGCGACGGGGCTTGGACTGCTGCCATCGCAGGGCGCAAATCGTGGGCTATCACGGTGGGATTCCTTATCGCCAACGTTGAGAATGTGTTTAGCTCAATAAATATGGTAGGAAACACATTTGAGTTAGCAATTCAACATAGCTCAGGAAGCAATTACATGTTTGGATATGCCATTTGTACCACGTTCAAGGTGACGGCGACGAAGGGCAACCTGGTGCAAGGCTCGTTCGCATTTCAAGGAACAGGACCGTTGGAAGCCGGATATGCCGGTCGAGTGCTCGACTAAAAGTAAACCCCGACAAGGAAATGGCGCATTGACGTAACACGTCCCGTATGTTGCGATGTTATCGCAACCACCTCGCAACCACCTCGTCAGAATCCCACCACCACCTCACCGTCCCAGTCGGCATTCACCACGAACGAGAAGTCCGACTGCGTGGCAGTCCAATCGCCATCCCCGAACAGCTTCCCCTCATACGTCGTGATGCGGTTCCTCGTAACCGGCACCGCATCAAAAGTCCGCTGACGAAGCACCGTCCCGTCCGAAGTAGTAGCCGATATGGTCATCTTTAGTGTTCCTGTCTCGCTCATATACGGAAAGGTAAAGAACTGATGCAGGCGCAAGTCATTCTTGATCCTACGTTCCGACTGGTTCGACTTCGTAATCCCCTCCAAGGTAGTAGGGTTCACATTCGCCGAACCGCCCGAATAGTCCGCCTTGATATACCATACATCCTCCGGCAGTGTCTCATCCGTCAGGTGCAACTGCACCATAGCCACAGCCCTGTGCATCGGCAGCGTGAACGAATGGCTCTCGCCCGACACTTCCACCGTACTGACATGGCAGAACGTGTCCGTCAGCTTCTCGCCATCCTGGGCCGTAAACTGCACAACAGATGGCGATTTAATAGTAGCCGACCGCACCGACGAGTGAGCCACCGCCACCACCGTATAGACACCATCCGCCAACTCAACCGCCAGCCGCCCAAAATCATCGTCATCCTTCGTCTGTGTCTTGACAGTAGAAAACACCTTCTGCCCGTCTTCATCAAACAGTTGCACATTCAGCTTCGAGGCATAGGCCGCAATCCCCGAAACCGCCCGTGTCACTCTGTCCCCGCCCATCATCGTGAACTCCAGCACCACAGCCCCCGTGTCCGCCGCATCCCCCTCGGGCAATATAGGCTTCTCACACCCAGCCATCACCACAGCCGCCATCACAACCGCCACCACTTTGTTCATTGCGCGGCATTTCATGCCGCAAAACCTAAAACTCCACCGTCTCATAGTCCATCCAATCATTAACAGTGAAACTCATAGACCCCACAGCCTCCGTGAAGAACGCCCCCCGATACGTTGACCGATACCCAGCACGAATCGGCACATCAGAGAACACCCGCTGCTGCACCACCGCGTCAGAGGCATCATAAGCCGTCACCGTCACATCCCGCTTTTCTTCCTCACTGCCCGCCAGCAGGAACACCGACAACGTAGGCGACGAACCGACCACTGGCGTAAACGACGACACCCGACTCACGGCATTCTCGCCATATCCCGCCACATTCCACCTTGTAGGCGACTCGCCCATGTCAACAACCAGCCGCACAGCACCCTCCGGCACCGCGTCCGTAATCTCCAAACGGAAGTTCCCCACAATCCTTTCCATCGTGCAGTTCAGCGTCGTAGTCGTTGCAGGGCTGAACGACTGCGAGTAGAAAAACGAGTGCGTCACCTTGTCATCCGGCCACGACACCACGCCATTGCTCAGCGTAGCCGCACCAGCAGCCTTGTGTGCACAGGCATACACCGTGTAAGTCTTCCTCTTATCCAGTCGCACCGACAGCGAGGCAAAACCCTCGTCCGTGCTCTGCTGATGTATCGCCTGCACCTCCGTGTCGCCTTCATATATCCACACGTCCAGCCGTGTCGCATAGTCGCCCACAGCCGCACGCATCATCGGTTCTACCTCATACGGCGAGAACGTCATCCGCACCTCCGCCGTTTCATGGTTCATCACTTCTCCCGCACCGTCATTCGTGCAAGCAGTCAAAGCAGCCATAGCCACCACCGCGAGGGCATAGAATTTCATCCCCCCATTAAAAATCGCTAATCTTTTGTGTTTTTTCATTTTCTTTTTCATTTATATGTTCCGTATGCCGCAATACGATTGCGGCTCTATTTCTTTTTTCATGTCACTTTGTTTGTTGCCCCGCAATTTTATTGCGGTTTGTTGTCATTCTCAAACAGCCGTGCCACCCGCCCGAAGTCCTCATGGACCATCTGTGCCGTCACCTTCGCATATTTTTGAGTTTCCCGCGTCGTGGTATGTCCCATCATCTTCGCCAGGCTCTCCATCGCCACCCCGTTCCTGAGCATCCAAGTCGCAAACGAGTGCCGGGCCAAATGACTATGCAACCGCGTCGTGATACCCGTCGCCATCTGTATCGCTTTCAGCGCGTGATTGTAATCAGCATTACCCATCTTCGGTGCCTGCATCCCGTACCGTTCCAGCACCTCCACCACCGGCGGCAATAATACCGACACATAAGCCACACCCGTCTTCACGCGCTCCAGGTTCGATGTCCACACACCATCCACCTTCTTATATTGCCGAATATCAAACCGCTGTGTATCGCTATAACTCATCCCCGTGTAAAGCTGAAACACGAACAAGTCACGCGCCACGCACATCGGCGATCCAGCCATAGGCCGCAGACTCACTATAGCTTGCATTTCCTCGTCCGTCAGATACTCCAGGTTCTCCCGCTTGCCCGTTTTAAACTCGCCCGTGCCTATCTTGTCGTAAGGGTTGCGCTCAATCCTGCCAACCCGCATCGCACGGCCAATCATATACTTCATATACTTGTGGTAGTTATACACGGCCGCGTCGCTCAACCGCTCGGCCACCTTTCCAGCCTGCTTGTCCGCCGTCCGCTGGCGCACAGGCAACGCATGAAGCCAAGTGTCCCATTCATATATCCGCTCAACAGTCAAGTCGCCCCACCGAGTCATCTTCCCGAACTCTACCAGCCTGTCATACAGCAGCTGGTAGTGTCTGCGTGTTCCTTCAGTCATATTCAGCAGCGGAATCTCCCGCGCCATCCACTCCAACATCGTCTCCGTGCGCACAGGTTCCTTCGTACCCTCGAAGCATCGTTCTTTTATAATGTTCACGTCAATCGGCCTGCGCTCCTCGATAAACTTGTTTATCTCCTCATTCACTCGCCGCACGATAATGCCCAGCCGATTGTTCAGCGCGTCAGCGTCAGGCCGTGCAACGATAGCACCAGCCCAGTGCTTCGCCCGCACGCGCATACCAGTATTAATATAGTAAGACTTCCTGTCAACGGTCACCCTGACTTCGAGCGTCCCTTCATGATTTTTATCTTTTTCAGCCTGACCCCTGCGGTCAAACACTATTCTTGTCGAAAACATATTCTTAAATTATTAAAGTGTAAAACATCGGTTAAAGTGTAAAACATGTGTAAAACATTTGGGTGGAAAATCCGAAAATATCCGAAAATATCCCGAAATCCCAAAACCGCCCTCCAGCAGCCTAAAACCCCGATAAACAAAGAGGATGTCGCCATTACCTGCGTCATCCTCTTGCATTTTTAGTGATTCCGGCGGGATTGTGCAAGAGGTCGGAATTATTCCCTTGTTATGGGGGTTTTGTGTGTTTTACAAACGTTGGGTGTAAAACATTTGCGCTCATTGGTCATTTTTTGTGATGTAACAATCGGTAAAATAGTGGCCGTCGTTAGTGCCGATGTAGCAGTAACAACGACAGGGGAGAGAGGTGAAGTCACGGACGTACTGCGTCTGGTCTTTGGGGACGTAGCCGATGCGGTGGCCTTCGCTGGTGATTATCTTGATAGCGTGCTGGTCGTAGGGGTTAGTCGGGTCGGGTTCCAGGATGGCAGCGAACTCGCCAAGGTGCTCATCTACATGTTCGCCGTGCGTGATGCCTGCAATGGGAAATTCGAGATAATCCACACCTTGGATGCCCTCATTCTTGGGCCAGACACTGACATGGTAGCCTTTGTCCTTAATGCAGAAATAGCGGAGCTGTTGCACCTGCGGGGTGTCGATAGACTGACGCGGGGAAGGTTGCTCTTGCTGAGCGGGTTCATTCTGTTGTTCACTGGTGTTTTCAGGCTTGGGCAACACGTTAGCTTTGTCGGGCTTTGTATGAGTCAGCCCGTAAGCAGTCAGAACGACGGTTACTACGATAAAAAATATTAATATATCCATATTTTTAAATATTAGGTTTGTCGGAATGTTCAGCTGCACCAATGGGGAAGTGGTAGTGGGAGAGGTCTTCGGCATTGATCTGGGCAATGCGACGTTC